AGAGAGTTCGTGGCTCCTTGGTCAAAGGAGTCAGACTTACTTGTAATTGATGCTGGTAATGGAAAATTAAAGTACATAGACTTTAGTGCTACCGATCCACATGGGGGTATAAAGAAAGCAATAAATGCATTCCTTCTTGGCGAATCAACTACAGATAGTTTTATAGATGGGCTTATAGGAGTAGTACAGCCATTTATTGGAGAAGAGATGACTACAGAAGCTATTCTAGCTCTTAAGAACAATAGAGATAAGTACGGTAAAGAGATTTGGAATCCAGAAGATAATGAGTTTGAAAAGATAAAAGCTATATCAGTAGAGATCTACAAACTTGTTGAGCCAGGAACAATATCTTCAATTAGAAGAGGAATTGCATCTGAAGATAAGGGGCAAGAACTCGTAGCTAACTTGACTGGATTTAGGACATATGATGTGGATATAAACAAACAGTTTGGATTTAAAGTTAAAGACTATTCAGAAAGAATAAAGAACGCAAAACGTATATATAACTCAGCATTCTTTAAAGAAGAGTCTACTAAACAAGAAAAAGAGCAAGCATACAAAAAGGCTAACAACGCACTATCTAAGATATACAAAGAAGTAATATCAGTGTACAACTCTGCTGAACGTCTAGGAGTAAAGCCAGATGACTTAAAGAACTCAATGATAGAGTTTGGAGATATGAGTAAGGCAGATATATCAAAACTACAAGCTGGAGAAGTGCCAGAGCTTAAGTCAAAAGATGAAAATAAGAAAAAGCAAATTATAAATATGTGGTATTAATACAAAAGGGGTAACTAATTACCCCTTATAATCTAACGCTATGTTATAGCAGTAGTGTAGCTTATCGATATCTTGCTGAATCATGAATGGATGGTAGCGTAGTTCAATATGAACACGTCTACCTTTTCTTTTGTAGATGTAGTCCTCGACTACTCGCTTCATCTCTTCTACTGTAACCATCAGAACAAATGCGTTAGCCTAGCTACTTGGCCATGTTGTTTATGATGTATAAAAGCTTCTATTGCTTTTGGGCTATGTTGAAACCCATTTCTATGATGCCAGCTGTCTGTACCTGATGGAGAGCGAAGCGTCTCTACACACACAGACATGTAGTCCTTACTAGTCTTGTGGTGTACGTGATGACCGTAGATATATCTGTGCTTACACTCAGCCCACTGACCTGAAGCCTCGTGTGCCATAAGCAATGGTAGGTCTTGAGGCTTCGCACCATCCATGTGTGTCATGCCAATAAGATTTAGACCGTACACAGTGTACTTACGGTGCGACATGTCGCTGTTGAATGTAACCTGTGGATGGTTCCTAAACCAAGAAGATATAGAGTCTAGAAGCATGAAGCCACTCATGTAGTCGTGGTTAGATGGGTTGTAGTGTACCTCAACGTCAGCAACTTGCACAAGCGTTTCGATTATTTCGATTAGCAGCTTCTTTGCAGTGATGAAGTTGTCGTACCACATACCGTCAGTATCTTGAGGTGTACCAGCTGTAGTTGTTCTTTTAGGTGTATCAGTGTGTAGGATGTCATTTCCTGCGATGAATATGACCTTGTCGATACAGAACCCAGATGACTTACTGATAATTCCGTGTAGGCCTTCTCTGACCCTCTTTACAGCAGTCTGTTGATCATACGACTCACCAGTCTCAAAGGAAGAAGCAAGCTTACCAATGTGAATATCAGCAGGACTAAACACCATGCAGTGACCTTCACCACTATGACTCCTTTTAATCTTCGAATACTTCGGACTCCACTTAGATATCTCTGCAATAAGGTCCTCCCTAAAGTCCTCATACCTAAACTCATTACTTTCACCCTTTACGTTAATTGAGAAGTGCTTGCCTTTGTACCAGTAGTGCTTAACGTTTGATGGATCGATCCCTACCCTCTCACACTCATCCTTAAACTCGCTGTCATCAACTACCTTTAGCTTTCGAGCTATTCTTCTTCTTAACGCATCGTCGTATGGTATGCCTAACTCTTTAGCTACTTCTTTAGCTGTCTTTGTCTTAGAGAATTTTTTTGATAGGTATATCTCTATGGCCTTTTCTATTTCATTCGTCATGGTAGGATCGTTGTATGTCGCTCAGTAGTTTCTTAAGCTTGATGGCTGTGTCTCTAACTACCTCTCTGTCCATGTCTATCATAGACTCGTAAAGGTCTGAACCGAGCTCGTTGAACTCGTCCATAACTGAGTTGACGTAGGTTAATAGTTTGACATCCATTTCGCAAATGTATGTCTTTATTTTTTAGTTTACAAGCGATCTCCGTATAACTTACTACTGAACACATACCTAAGTACTTCGTATGAGTAGGTCCACTCATCGAACTTCTTTACTCTGTCCTTGACAAGCATTCGTAGCTGTTGGTTTAGATCTTCTGGTGGTATGCGGCCATTCTCTGTAAGTATGACAGGGTGAAGTATCTTATGTATTTTCAGTACTTCCCTCTTCCTCCTCGCTGTTATCACTATGTCCGTTATGTACAGTGCTTTGCTCATGTATGTGCTTTACCCATTGTCTGAAAAATCTCTGTAGAGCGATCTGCTGCTCTCCCTCTTCTATCGTTGCGTCCTTCATAAAGTACTCGTCGATGCTACGTATCTGAGCCGCAGTGTTCTGGAACTTATACTTTATGTGGTTCTTGAATAGACCTTCTTCAATGAGGTCATCGATAAAATCAGCAAGCACTGGGCCAACTGCTGTTATCATTGTTAGCTTAATCCCTTCCTCTGTCATGGTATATTCCAATTTATATAATTAACTATTCTATTTATTTGAGAAACTGAAACATTATATAAAATTGATAAATCCTTTTTAGAAGTATTTTCTTTTTTATATAAACTTCTTATTTCATCAACTTGATGTTTTTTTAATTTAGACAAGTGAGATTCCTCTCCTTTAATTCCACTCTTAAGTTTTGTTTTAAATGCATGATCAATATTTTCCTTATATGTAACCCATTCAAGATTTTCAACTCTATTATCAGCTTTAACTCCATTTATATGATTCACACATGGTTTATTATGTGGATTAGGAATAAAAACTTCAGCTACTATTCTGTGTGGTTTTACTGTCTTTCTTTTTAAATCAACTGAAAAAACATTATATAAATAACCTAATTTACATTCTCTTGAAGCTAATACTCTGCCTTTTCTTATAGCTTTTATTTTTCCATAGTCAACTAATCTATCATAACTCTTAAGTCTACCTAGATTACTCACTTGATATATACCTTCATATCCAGGTATATCTAACCAAATTTCATTTTGCATTTTTTTGCGTTTAATAATTGCGTTTAAAATATGAAATGGGAAATCGTAAACGCTTCGACTTTCAACAAGTCAATTACCCCTTGTCTATCCCATTTCAAATATAGTTATTTATTATTTAATAACTCTAATTGCCCTAAATATTTTTCTCCTTGTTCTTTCAAGTATATATCCAATACTCTTTTTGTTTTTTCTATATCAGATATAAACTCTCCTTTCTTTCGGCATCTAACTATTCTTTTTATTACTTCAAATTCATAGGCGTTTAACCCATGATCTTCAGCAAACTTGTAAAGGCTTCCGTTACTGTTGTTGTAGTGGCTGTCTGCACTCATAGAACCATCTTTCTTTATCACTTAAATCTTCGTAATTATAAACCCTATCGGCAAGCATCTCAGACTCCTCCTTGTAGTATGGCTCTGACTTATGTCCGCTAACAGTTAGTATTATTCTCGTAGTCTCAGCAGCCATGAACTTCTTGAAGTGTGGGTATATTGAGTCAACATGGCATGCATGTTTCCTGCATATATCACTTATCACCATGCCGTCCTTGAAATCCAAGTAAGCTAAATAGCTACGCTTCTCTTGTTGTTCCATCATGGACAAACGTCTTTCCAAATCCTCCTTTCTTAATTTCATTCATCCTAAATTTTTGTATTGGCTTTGGTTGCTTGCCCTTCTGCTTTACCTCATAGAATTCAGCGTTGCACCCTGGAGGCAGGGCTATTATGTCTGGTATGCCGTTCTTATTTGTTACTGATAGCTTTATGACATAGTAGCCTCTACTCTCTAGGTCTTTAATTAGTGCGGACTGTATCTTTGACTCAAGCATTTGAGCAAATGTACACCAATAATAAGTTAATCACAAACCTTGTAGTCTTTTTTAAATATGTTCAGTGTGTACTTCTTCTTTGACTTAACGACCTTGTATATCTTATCCTCTATACCATTCTCCGAGAAGATCCAGAACACCTTGTTGTTAAGTCTATCGATGGTAGTCATACGATCCCTCGCCTGCCAGTAGCTCACAGCACTGTGCATGATGTTGTAGAACACTAGATAGTCCGCAGTTTTTAAGGATATACCCTCACGACCAGACACCGTTTGTAAGGCGATAGCCTTAAACTTACCAGTGTTGAACTCATCAATATCTGTAGTTAAGTCGTCTAAGAATATAGACTTTAGTGCGACGAGCTCCTCCTTGAATACATAGAATATACCTATCTTATCAGAACTAAACCTATCTCTGATATACTCTGCCTTAGTGGTATCAAGAACCATCGACACTCCTGACTCAAACTTAATCGTTCCTCCGCATAGCTGATGTACCTTCTGCATAAGCTTAGCTGATGTGTCAGCGAGTATCACCTCTTCCTTTCCTTCTACAACTCTATCTGAGAACAGCTGATTAATAATAGCATACGTCTGAGGTTTCATCTTCACATGTACGATCTCTTCATCAATTGTGGATGAGAATCCTGCTTGTTGCTGTGTGTATGTGATCATCAGATGCGATAGGTCTGCCATTATCTTGTCCTCTATACCTTTAGAGTAGTCGTTATACATGAACGCACCTATCCTCTTCTGTGAAGCTATGGCGTAGTCATTGGCCCACTTGTAGAACGTTGAGTACCTACGCCAAGGCGAGTAGTCTGACACCCACAGCTGATGGTAGGCCTGAGAGAATGACTCAGGGAACGGAGTTCCAGATAGGAAGATCATAGGCTTACTGCTGAATAACTGTCTGAATAGCTTCGCTCCTGCCGATGGCTTAGGGAACGATCCGTGCCTATGTGACTCATCCATGATCACTAAGTCGTACTGACTAGGGTTCTCTAACTTATGCAATGACTCATTGTTGAGTATTGTTATATCATAATAATTGTTAAAACCAAAGTCGTTGTAGTCAGACTGGATGGATGATATAGCTTTCTTCTTGGTTAAGAACAGCACCTTTTTTGCACCGAAAAGCCTAGCTACCTCCATAGAAGTAGCTGACTTTCCTGTCCTTACTCCCCAAGCCATGTACAGAATCTTGTACATGTTTAGTATCTCTAGACCCTTCTGTGCTCCAGATGATTGATATTCGCGTAGTTCTTTCATATCTAAAACATATTAACTTGTTCATCATACTTTACATCAAACCTAATCATCTTACCTGCTGCTGATCTGTACGAGTGAGGCTTACAGTTATACTTAAAGTCTCCCCATAGATCCAACCACTTGTAGAACTTTGTCAGCGGAATAGCTAACTTACCTCGTGGACCGTAGTCAGGGTTCTGCTCTACGAAGCTGTAGTACAGCGCATTCCCAGGATTCTCTGCATGACTCTTAGTCAGCATGTTGTCCTTGTCAGCACACCAGTCGTAGAAGTTGTAGTCAGTCTGAGCAATGAACTTACGTTCACGTAGGTTCTTGAACTTAGCCTTACGCAGTCCCTTCTTCAGGTACATCTGTAGGTTGGAGATCATGTAGTTGTCAAACTTAGCCCACTCCTCTTTACTCCACTCAGTGAAGAGCTGATGACCGAACTCCGTCTCAGGTGTAAAGTCCTTGCTGTAGTACTGTGCAAACTCTAGCTCCCACTTACGACGCTCGAATGAGTTACCGTCACCCTTGATCGCATAGTTAGTTGTGATCACTATCTTCGGTGATCGCTCGAACGGTATATGGATCTCATCCTTGTTCTTCTTCTCAAGTGTTATACCCTCAGTAATCACTGAGAATAGACGCTCGAAGTCAAAGTTCTTGTTCACGTCATCGAACACAAGTAGCTGAGTATCAGCAGATACACGCTGGTATGGGAACGACTTAGTAAAAGAGAACGCCTTACCATCAATGATAACCATGCGCTTCATGTGGCTGATCCCTTGAACATACAACCCCTTACCAGTACCTCCAGATGGATTGTCAGATATCACCTCGTCATTAATAATTACAGCAGGCGAAAACGAAGGTGGCTTATAGCTATGCATCAGGTATCCTGCTGTGGACTCAATGCTGTTGATTCGATCAGACTCTTGACCGCCAATGTTATGTACAAACTTACGGTATATACTATCCTTGTACTCGCACTGTACGTAGTCTCTGTTGATCATCTGGTTCTGCCATATGTACCCATCAATATCTGAGTAGTCTATGGTCTCAACCTTGTCAGCTGTCACCTTTACAACGCAGTTACGGTAGTACAAGTACGATACGTCCTTGTCGTCCTTCATAATGTTAGGGTGAATAGTGTTTAAGAACGATAGGTGATCTTCCTTGAACAGCTTACTCTTGTCAGCAAAGTAGTTGTATATACTCTTGTCTTCAAGGTTGTACAGGTAGTCATTAATTACGTGATCCTTTATCATAGTATCGTTCGCATCAGACACAATGTTGTTGCGGACCTTCACAAATACGAACACACTTCCACCCTCAACAAAGTACTTACCGTACCCAAGGTACTCAAGGTATTCCTTGTACAGGTGATTGATATGCGTTATTGCACCCTTACTACTCTTTGTCCAGAACACTGTAGGATCATCTGTCTCAATATCTGAGGCTATAGCCTCAACTACATCAGACGATATGTTCTTGTTTATACTCACAAGCTCACTAACTGGTGTGCCTTTCTTTGCCAAGGTCTTAATACTGTCAACCTTCTCGTTGTCCTCGTAGAACTTGCTCCCATGAGCAGCTGTGTTCTTGTATGCAGACCTAACGATGTTCATTATCTCACGATCCTTGTCTCCCTCATCGTAGCTCAGTAAAACAGTCTGCGCCTCTGACTCAGGTATACCAAAGTCGTTCAGTGCTGAGGCTAGGATAAACAAGTTGTTGTTCTTCTGGCCTTGCACCATTCCGAAGTCACGATCCCACCATATGAGTAGCCTTCTGACTATCTCGTTGGTGTTGTCTAGCTTAATGGTGTTACGTGAGGTCTTGGTGTCAAATACTGTATGTTCTTCGGTAGTTATTTGGTTAAATTCCTCACTATCTGCGTTAACAAATAGCTCTGGATCGTATGACTCGTAGCATACACGGCTAATATCCTTAGTGCTGTTGTCAAACTCAGGGACGTTGTAGTATTTTTTTAGGGATAAAAAGTAATTCTGATGGCTTTCGATGTCCTTTGGTATCTTCACAATCACCTTCAGTCCGTCACCACTAGGAGAAGTGAACACAGCGTAAGAGTACTTGTCCTTCACTAAGAAGTCACGGTAGTCTATCATTGACCACTCATCTATGAATCCATCGAAGTCTATGCATATGAACCCACTGTGCTCTACTATTCCTGCCTTTGATCGCTTGGTGAACTTACCACTAAAACATATTGCAGGTAGATGCTTCTTGATCTCGTTACGCTTATGCTTACTGTCAGCCCCAGGGTACATCCTGATCTGCTCACACAACTCCTTTGACTTACCAGTGCGTATACGATCAAGAGCCTTGTCAACAGATATGTAGTAAGGTTTATCAGTTTCAGATATGTTCCTGAATAGAGTTATCATGAGATTAAAATTAATTGGTTAAAAAACCCACAGACATTACATCTGTGGGCTCTACGTTTATGGTTACCTAATTAGAAAGGAAGATCCTCGTCATCTATTGGACCCGCCATAACTTTGTCAATAGGTGCAGAAGTAAGTACGTAAGTACCTAAGTCTTGAGGAGAGCTTATCACATCTGCCTCTACACGCCATGCTTCCAATGTGTTGAAGTACTTGGTCTCTCCTTGTGGAGAAACCCACTCACGTCCTCTTAGATTGAACGACACCTTAACTGACTGCCCCGTTCCGAATGAGTTAATCAAGTCGCACTTGTCCTGAGTAAGTTGGAACGCTATGTGCTGATCATACTTCGAGTCCTTGTCGCTTAGCTCTGTTACAACGAATTCACGCTTCTTGAACTTCTCAGATACCTGTGCAGTATCTCCGATAAACTTGATGACACCAGTCATCTGAAATTGATTTGTCATTTGTTTTTGTTTAATAAATAATCCTTATACTCTGCGGCATACTTGAATGCAGCCTTTAATCTTCTGTCCATGTGTGCGATGTCATCGTCTGATAAGTACACTGGACACACAGTCACACGTAGGTTGTCAGCTAGGTTATCAGCGAAGTGTAAGCTGTCGTGCTCGTACTCTGGAACCAACTCCTCTGGAGTAGTTACAAGTGAATGGAACACCTCACCTTTACGCCAGTCCATACCAGTCATACCACGTAGCATGTATAGGTAAGTCTTGACCTGCCATGTGTACGTGCTGTTGTCAGCCTTCTCAGGAGTCTTCGGGAACGTCTTCTTAGACCACGAACTCTTCGCGTCCTTAACCATTAGGTTCTCCTTGTCAACTACATCTGGATGGCCAACTACACTGTTGTGCGACAGCTCGTAGTACTCATCAAACTCTGTCATCTTTTTATGATCAGTGAAGAACACACGGTTATACAGCTCTATAGCTTGGTCCTCAACATCTCTTCCCTTCGCTACTTCCTTGCTATCAAACGTATCCTTGTAATCGTATACCTCACTGTCAACATAAGACTCAATAAGACTCTTAGCACCTACTGGAAGCTCTACGTCAGCATCACGCTTAGCGATCAGCTTATCTCTCTCCTCTGCCTGCTTCTCAGTAAGCTTAATCTTACTGAGCAGTTCATCCAGCTTATTGCTCTGTACCTCTGTTAGGCCATCCGTGCCTAAGAAAAGTGGTGCGATGTTATACGTTCTCAATCGCATCCTTCAGCAGTTTAATCTGGTTAGGTGTAAGTGTACGACTCGCCATAAGCTTCTCGATAGTCGTTGATCCCTTCTGTACCGATGCAATCGCCTTCGGGAAGTCATCGTCAGAGATCCCAGGCTTGGCCTCCTTCTGTGCTACCTGCGGAGGTCTGCTGCTGAAACGTAGTGCGTCAACCTTACCTTCAGGTGATGACACCTTCTCCACTCCTAGTGCGATTGGCTTACCTAGGTACACGTCCTGCTCTACTGTCTCGAACAACTTCTGTAATCGCTTGAAGTTAGTTACGTTTACAACCATTGGCTTTGTGAACTCCTTGAGCTTACAGAACACCTTACGTTCCTTACCCATTGATCCTACCATCTCATCAACAAAGAACTTGTCGATGGTCACTACGAGCTGTGCGTAGCCTTTCTTCTTGTCGTCCCATAGGTCTACTGCGCCTAGGTACTTGTCACTGTCCTTGAAATTTTGTCTCCAGTGCATAATTAAATTGATTTGAGTTGAGTAGTGAATTAACCCATCACTAATTAGGGGCTACAAAGATGAGGATAATTTGCTTATCCTCTCCTCATAATCTAAATGTTTGTTGAAAACTTTTAAGTACGTATCATTTAACCTAGCCGCAAGCTCAGTCCTGTCATCTCTTAGAGCAAGCTCTATGTTGTACATAACCTTGTCAGCTCTGTTCTTGTGTACATACGAACACACTGCGAATGCACCGTGATCGAACCCTACTTCCTTGAATATCTGTAGGATCTCCCAGGGCACATCCTCATAGTGATCGCTGTTAGTCATTGTGTTCTTGACCTCGATCCTTCCATCGTTGAACCGTTCTATCTTTACACCGTGGTTTACATAGAACTCACTGTTGTCTGTCTTAACAAACGAGACGTGTGGCCTCTCCTTTAATTCACTCCATGCCTTCATCGTAACCTGCTATTAGTTTCTGAATCTTGTGCCTGATATCACCACGCATGTAGCCATCTGAGTGAAGACTCAGCTGATATGCCGCGTACCTCTCAGCGAGCTCGTACTTGTTGAAGATATCGTTCTCAGCCTCAAACTGCTGAGGTGTTAGCTCCGCAAGTGATGTCATCACCTTACGCCACGAGTAGTAGATCGTTGACTGGTTCACTGAGAAGTTGTAGTTGTCAAGCAAGTACTGCTGTATCTTAGGAGCACTCTGGTACTTCTGAAACGCATGGTAGTAAACCTCTTGTCTCTGTCTCACTACCTCTGCTTTGCGACTTCTCGTCTTGAAAATCTCATGATTTTCGTTGATTATCTCTTTCATTATAACTAATTAAAAATCCAATAAATACAATTAAATTCATCCCTAATGATGCAATTATCTCGTGTATATCCTCATACACATTTACAGATAGATGCACATGACCTACCATCCAGAATGGAACAGATAGGTTTTGTGATATCCATACGACTAAGTATTTGATAAATTGCATATGTACTTTCTTACATCTATCCAGTACCTCTTTGTGTAGTAGATAGGTATTATACCATAACCACGCCTGAAGAACGCCATCTCGATCATTCTGTCTGCGTGCATAATAGCTAGTCTCTTAGACTTTTCTCTGTGGCCGACCTCCATCCATATCTCGTTGAAGATCTTTACCGCCATATACTCCTCACTCATCATTTTTTATTTTAAGTCCGTACATCATATTTAACCACATCATTTCTCTGTGGCATATCTTCTTTGGATACCTGAACACCTTCTTTATAAGTGCCTTGCCATACTCAACCCATTCGTCATTCTGTTCACTAGTCATAGTCCACTTGCTGTACCATGCGTCCTTCCTATCCACAATATCCTCGTACTTAACATCGTGACCTGCGATCTCAAACATCTTGTTGATCAGGTCAACTAAGAATTCTTTTTTTCTTTCCGACATTCTATCTCCTTTTTAATTAATTTTATGTGCCAATCTGCACCACCATACTCCAATACCTTCTGTAGGTAGTCGTCGTCCATGTCGCATATTGGTACGTACTTCATTGGCTCTATACCACTCACACCTCTGCTACCTCTAAAGGCATGCTTTCTGACTAACTCAAAGTCATCGTCTGCGTAGATGTTGATCGATGTGATCTTCTTCAAGGTCTTCGCGCCATACCTGGCGTAGTCCAGGCCACCATCAACAATTGCCTCGTTCGGGCAACCGCACGTCTTGTAGTCGTGCCTACTGTAGCTGACTATCGTCTTTTCACACTCATGGCATCTTACTGCGTTGTAAACTAATTGTCTCATTTCTCTTCAATTGTGCAACATACTGCACTTTAGTTAAACATTTAATCGGATGAATACCGTTTAATAGTGCATAATATTACACTTTTTGGTTATGCTTTACGCAACTATTGCGCCTAGCAACTAGTTATGTGTAATAGCTTATACTCTCAATCCTTTTAAAATTTATCGAAGGAAAAAGAAATAAAAAGCCAACGCACTTATTCTGTATCACAAAAAATTCCACATTCCCAACTTTTAATCCTTCCACTATTATCAGTAGACTTAAGTTCATCAAGAAATATTCTCTCACCCTTTAGTCTAACTAATTTAGCACCAATTCTTCTACTCTGCTCTGCCCTCTCATTAAATATATCTGGAAATTTTTCTCTAACTAAGTTCCAATACTTAGGGCTTTGAGATTTTACACACCCTATACAATTGGCATTAGGAAATCCTAGCTTATATATTTCTGGAAGCTTAATGCCAGCATCTAAAAGAATGTCAAAGCAATTTCCCTTGGTTAATCCTAAATCAATAAGTATAGGTATTAAGTTGTCTCTCTCAAACTTAATAAAGTTAGTGCTTCTTTTCTCTTCATCTTTAGTGAATCCTAAAACATGATAGTCAATGTGATTTGTTTTTTCAAAATGATACCTTGCTTCTTTTTTAAGAAACTTAGTGCATGGAGCACCTGCTACACCTGACATATAGTTCCTCTTATCAAACACATCAACTATATTACATGTAGGGTACTTAGGGTTTATAGCAAATACTATTTCTTGACCAATCCATTTTTCTATATCTTTCAAAAACCTAACATTATCAGGATGTTCATTAACTACTGGGTTATTCACAACTATAATGTTGTGTGTATCTCCATACTTATCTATGGTTTTTTTTGCAGCTACAGCTGATGCCGCACCACAACTAAACCAGACTGCTATGGTTTTTCTATCTATCATAATCGGTTTTTTTTCGTTTAAGTGTTTATTTCTTGTTTACTTTTCTCTAAGGCCTTCTCAAGATTTTTAATCCTTCGTTCAAGACAATCTAAATGCTTAGCTTTTATATCTTTAAGACCTCCCAAAGAATTAAGTTTTTCTTCTAGTTCTTGAATATAAGAGTTTGCTTTACCAAGTTCAATTCTCAATTGAGATATAACTACCTCTTCTGGTATCTTCATTAAACCATGCACTTCTCTATCCTTCTTCATCGTATAAATCAGTCACTCTTAAAACACCTTCAACTACTTCTGCACTGTTACAGTCAACTATTATCTTTACGTGCGGATGGTAGTTTGCATTAATCCAGTCAATCAATGGCTTTGATAACTCGGATAGCTCTTTCATTTTTTCTTTCATAGCTTATTTATTTCTTTTTTAACTTCTTCCCAGTAATCCATCATCAGCCTATTCTGCCAACGGTTTTCTTCTAGTGCATTAAGTACTTCATCACAGGTAATCGATGCGGCATCTCGTGCGTTATCTTCCTGCTGTTCTGCTGTCTGCGCTTCGACTAAGTCGAAGTACTTGTCAATCAGTTCTTTCGCTTTTTCTTTTGTATTCATATCTTTTTAGTTATAAAGTAGGCAACTCAAAAGGTAGTTGTTTATTACCTCTGCTGGATTCCCAACACTCGCTGCCTACTTAGTTAATCAATCATCTGTTTTTCCATTCCTTCCATGTGTCAAAGTCTTTTAGTTTTTCTTCTTTCTCTTTAGCTTTCTTTAGCAACGAATGCCACGTAAACTTATCTTTTGGCTCGTCCCATAGCTTATAGAACAGCCATTCGACTGGGCTTTGTTCCTCCATGTACAAACCTAACTTCTCATCGTCAGACATCATGTCCGTTAGTACTTTCTTTCTGTCTTTCATATCACTTATATTTTTCTGCTATGCGTCGTACCTTTTCAACGTAAGTCGGATCTCCTGCATAGCTACCGTCCAACCTCTCGTAGTACTCGTCCTCAGACCTAACCTTCCGCATGTACGCC